GAAGCTGCAAGGTGGTTTCTTGAATATTGCTTAGACATCAGCCCAGAAGAAATAAGAGGTAAGAATGTCTGAATATATAGAACCACAACGAAAATTAAGCCATTTGAGATCTCTTCAAATAAAGGTTAAAGAATTAACTTTTATGATTGAAGATTTAAAAAAAGGTTTAGAGGATGATTATAAAAATAAAAAAATATCTTCTAAATTTTCTTTTGCAGGTATTAATGCTACAAGAAACCGAAAACCTGAAAAGTGGCAATATTCTACAAATTTACAGGATTATGAAAAAGAAGTCATAACAGAAATATCAAAAAGAAAGCAGAAAGAAAGAGAAGAATTAATAGCAGAAAGATTAGAAACTGGCACTTATTGGAGGATTAGCTAATGCAAGTTAAAGAAAAAATTTCTAACGCAAAAAAAAGAATAAAAGAATTGATGTATTTA